CATCACGATGGCAGAGAAAAGATTAGCCAAAATTGAAGGTACGGATGCTTCAACGAATAACGTTACTGACAACTTAGTTTTCAATGTCGTCAAACAGAACTTCAACTCGCAAGACATCATATTCGAGCCCCTGCCTGGTCCACAAACCGAGTTTTTGGCGGCACCGGAGCGGGAAGTCCTATTTGGTAGGGCAGCGGGAGGCTCAAAAACCTACAGCTTACTTGCAGATCCCTTACGGTACTTTGGAAACCCAAACTTCAACGGTTTGCTTTTGCGGAGAACCAACGACGAATTGAGAGAAATCGTGTGGGCCTGCCAGAAACTTTATCCGGAAGCTTACAAGGGAGCGAAATGGTCGTCGAAGGCGTCACAATGGACGTTCCCATCTGGTGCTAGGCTTTGGTTAACTTACCTCGAACGGCCTGAAGATGTCCTGCGTTACCAAGGACAAGCCTTTAGCTGGATTGGATGGGATGAACTAACCCAACACCCTACAGATTTCGCATTTTCGTACATGCGTTCAAGGCTTAGAACCACTGATCCAAACTTACCTTTATGCATCCGAGCCACAACAAATCCAGGCGGTCCTGGCCATATGTGGGTTCGACGCACTTTTATTGATCCTCCACCGGCTAATACAGCCTTTGATGCAACCGATCTCGAAACAGGCAATAGGCTTGTTTATCCGGAATGCCACGAGAAAGCAGGACAGTCCCTTTTCCAGCGTCGGTTCATTCCCTCAAAGCTTTCAGACAACCCATACCTAGCAAAGGACGGCGTTTATGAGGCCAACCTTCTTTCTCTCCCAGAGCATCAGAGAAGACAACTTCTTGAAGGAGATTGGGCGGTTACAGAAGGGAGCGCATTTAGCGAGTTTAGAGTTAATAAACACACTTGTGACCCGTTCGATATACCACCGGAATGGAAACGGTTTCGTTCCGCAGACTACGGCTACTCCAGCTTTTCAGCGGTCCATTGGTTTGCAGTTGATCCTAGCTTCGCCACCCTCTACGTCTACCGAGAGCTCTACGTCAGCAAGCACACAGGACGAGACCTCGCCAAAGCAGTCATCAGAGCCGAAGAAGGCGACAAAGTCCCATACGGAGTCCTCGATAGCTCCTGCTGGCACAACCGAGGCCAAATAGGCCCAAGCATTGCCGAAGAGATGATCGCAGAAGGCGTCAGATGGCGCCCAAGTGACAGATCAGCAGGTTCCCGAGTTGCAGGAAGAAACAGATTACACGAACTCCTGAAGGTCGATGAGGATACGGACAAAGCTGGCCTGATTATTTTCAACAATTGCCGGCAACTTATCTCAGACCTCCCTGTCATCCCTAGCGACCCAAAAGGCTCCGACGATATTGACCCCAGATATGCCTCAGATCACGCTTACGACAGCTTACGATACGGGATTATGAGCCGAATGCAGACACCTTCACCTTTTATGGGAATGCCCGCACCAAGCTACCAGCCCGCAGATTCAAGATTTGGTTACTGAGTTAAGGATTTTTGGAATTTACTTTGGTTATTTTCTTTTGGTTTGCAGCGTTTTCAGAAGACATCACCAAATACGTGAAACCTGCTCCAACAGCAAAAACGACGATGGCTAAGATTAATCCGACGATAGTGCTTTTTTTCACTTAACTTACACCTAATTTAAGATCATTTTCTTAAGGTTCTTATTGAGAACAATTTCCGCTGAGACTTGATTAGCCTCTATGACCAACAATACCAGAGTAGCAATAATAATTGCTGCAATTGCTATTATCAAAATACGCATCAGTATTCTCCATCACTAAACGCTAGGTTTTCAAACCTTACGATACTCCAACATATGGAAATGTAAAACTTCATGGCAATAATGCAAAAACCTGACGATCTCGATCCTGAATGCTACAGAGGCTGATGCTGTTGTGGCGCTTGATGAAGATGGTGATGTTGAGCAGGAAAACCTAGAGTATTCTGGTGTTGCGGCATACGTCGAAAGCCAGTTCAGACGCTCCAAAAACGACCGTTTAACTGAGGAAGAACGCTGGCTTACCTGCTATCGCAATTATCGAGGCATCTACGGCCCTGAAGTGAAATTCACAGACACAGAAAAGTCTCAAGCCTTCCCTAAAATTACCAAAACCAAAGTCCTCGCCGCTTATGCACAGGTCGTTGATGTTTTGATGGCCGGCTCAAAGTTCCCAATCGGAATTGAGCCAAGAAATTACCCCTCAAATGTAGCAGATGCTGTTCATTTTGATGCCCAAGCCCTAACTGACGAAAGAGTACAGGAAACGGTACAAGTTGATTATAAAGTTCCCCGCTCGATCTCCCGTCCGGACATTGCCAAAGACCTTGGCGTCTATCAGGAACGGGTTCAGCCTATTGAGGCTGAGTTAGAGCAAGGGGCAGGTCTCACACCGTCCTCCATCACATTCGAGCCAGCTAAAAAGGCCGCTCTGATGATGGAAAAGAAGATGCACGATCAGCTTGAAGAAAGTCAGGCATCAAAGCACCTTCGCTCAGTGGCATTTGAGACCTGTTTATTCGGAACCGGCATCCTTAAAGGGCCATTTGCACAAGATAAAGAATATCCACGCTGGGATAGTGAGGGGAACTACACTCCTGAGTACGAAACGATCCCCAAAGTGGAATATGTTTCGCTCTGGGACTTCTATCCTGATCCTGACGCTCGAAACATGGACGAGGCCGAGTATACGGTCCAAAGACACCGCCTAAATCGCTCCCAAATGCGAGCTTTGAAAAAAAGACCGCATTTTCGTGACGAAAGCATCGAATTAGCGATCGAATACGGCACAAACTACGTCCGTCAGTACTGGGAAGACAGTTTAGACGACAGTGGCATGGTCGATAGCATCGATCGCTACGAAATCCTCGAATATTGGGGTGTTTTGGACGCAGAATTGGCAGGGGATGCCGATATTGAAATTCCAGAGAGTCTAGACGATCGTGATGAGTTCCAAGTTAACGTCTGGGTCTGCAACGGGCAGATATTACGGCTTGTTTTAAACCCGTTCACACCAACCCGCATTCCATACTCCTGCGTTCCTTACGAGATCAATCCATACAGCCTTTTTGGCATCGGTGTGGCTGAGAACATGGAAGATACACAACTCTTGATGTCAGGCTTTATGCGCATGGCAGTGGATAATGCTGCACTAAGCGGCAATCTCCTGATTGAGATCGATGAGACCAACCTCGTTCCAGGCCAAGACCTATCTGTCTATCCAGGCAAGGTATTCAGGCGACAGGCTGGCGCACCAGGCCAAGCCATCTTTTCAACTAAATTCGCCAACGTTTCTCAAGAACTTCTACAGATGTTTGATAAAAGCAGACAGCTTGCTGACGAAGCAACTGGCATACCTTCATACACCCACGGCGTAGGCGGCGTCACAGGACAGCGTACAGCCTCTGGTGTTAGTATGATGATGGGTGCGGCGGCTGCCAATATTAAAGCCGTTGTGCGCAACGTTGACGATTACTTATTGACCCCATTAGGCAAAGCTCTGTTCGGGTTTAACATGCAATTCCTGTTTGACGAGGAATACACGAAGGGCGATCTGGATGTCCGAGCCCGAGGCACCGAAAGCCTGATGCGGAATGAAATCCGTAGCCAGCGTTTGTTGCAGTTTATGCAGATGGCCAACAACCCAGCAATGCAGCCGTTTGTTAAGTATGATTACATCCTGCGTGAGCTTGCTGCATCGATGGATTTAGATGAGGATTAAATCCTAAACGATCCACGAGAAGCGGCAATCCAAGCTAAGATGATGGGAGAAATCCAAGCGATGATGCCTCCACCTCCAGCACCCGCACAAGCGACCGAGGGTGGCGCTCCAAACGCCCAAGACCCAAATGGAACGGGCGGTGGCAATATAGCGCCAGGAAACGCTCCAGAACCAGGCACAGCCGGCTTCACAGGGGCAGGGGGCGGCGACAATGGCAACCCTCAACAACCGCCTCAAGGCGCTCCAGTGCAGTGATCCATGTCTTACTCCTGCTCGTTTATGTGGGCGTTGGAAGCAATCGAACACTCGTAAGCGAGGATATGTATTTCAGGTCAATCCATGATTGCCTCTACTTCGCTGAACACCTTTCCAAACGATACGGATACAGGACCAACCCCAAGCAAGATTTAGGTGTGGCATACTGCGTTCCAAAGCTCGTGAACCCTCAAGAAGTTACGATTTATTGATCGAGTATATAGGAAAAGCTAGGAACATAGGCATCGGCAAGAATTTGTAACATATCTTTTTCACAAGAAACAATATGCTGATGATTAAACTTAAACTCGCCCAATAGAAGCAATCTTTCTAAATCGGCTTTAGCTTGGCGGTGAAGTTTTCGATGCTCCCCTTTAAAATCGTTAACTTCAAGAAGCGCACTTACCTTCAAAATGGTATCAAGTTCTTTGAGGTTGCTTTGCATCAATTTACGAAAGACCCTACTTTGGACCCAATGGCTTTCTAAAACTCTGCACCAGGCCACACGGTGAACTTGCTGCTCACGTAACGACAAAGTTGAAACATCAACAGTCTGTGCTTGCGAAATACTCGCTCAACAAATCCCAAAAACTAGGGTTAGTATCTTTTTCATAAGGCCCCCATGGATAAAAAATTTTACCGAACGCTATTGATATTGGTGCGCGGATTCAACTCGCCATTGCAAGTTTACCCACGGTATGATGCGTGAGGCAGCGATGCTCAAGTGCTTCTCACCGTCGAAAGTAAAGGAACACGAATGCGAGCCTATCACCGCCTCACTGAGGGTCAGCGTAACCA